ATGGGGGTTGTTCTAGTGATAAAAACAATCGACCATTTTGAAAAAGTAGATATTGAAAAGCTCGTCCCTTATGCAAGGAATTCACGAACTCACTCTAAGGAACAAGTACTCCAACTGCGAGCCTCACTCAGAGAGTTTGGCTTTCTGAATCCTTGCCTGATTGACAAGGATTTCAATGTCATCGCAGGGCATGGGAGAATCATGGCGGCAAAAGAAGAAGGCATTAAAGAAGTACCTTGTATCTTTATCGAGCACCTGACAGAGGCACAAAAACGAGCCTACATCATTGACGATAACAAACTTGCCATGAATGCCGGTTGGGATGATGAGATGCTCTCGATTGAATTGTCTGACCTTCAAGGTGCGGACTTCGATTTGGACTTGCTCGGATTTGATGCTGCTGAGATTGACCAGTTACTGAATGGCGATGCGGAAGCACAAGAAGATAAGTTTGATGTGGATGCCGAACTTGAGAAACCAACCTTCTCGAAAACCGGGGACTTGTGGTTGCTTGGCAATCACCGTCTTGTTTGTGGGGATAGCACCAAGCAAGAAACCTATGATATCCTGATGGATGGAAAACTTGCCAATCTCACCGTGACGGATCCTCCTTACAACGTGAACTACGAAGGTAGTGCGGGCAAAATCAAAAATGACAATATGGCAAACGAGGCGTTTTACACATTCCTGTATGACGCTTTTTCTTGTATGGAAAAGGCGATGGCTGATGATGCCAGCATTTATGTTTTCCATGCAGACACGGAAGGTTTGAATTTTCGTAAGGCTTTTGTGGATGCAGGATTTTATCTTTCGGGTACTTGTATTTGGAAGAAACAAAGTCTCGTCCTTGGTCGCTCTCCTTATCAATGGCAACATGAGCCAGTCCTCTATGGCTGGAAGAAAAAAGGGAAACACCAGTGGTATACAGGTCGCAAAGAGTCGACCATTTGGGAGTTTGATAAACCAAAGAAGAATGGCGACCATCCAACCATGAAACCTATCCCATTGCTTGCCTATCCAATCACCAATTCGAGCATGAGTAACTGCATCGTGCTTGATCCTTTTGGTGGTAGTGGTTCAACTCTTATTGCATGTGAACAGACAAACCGCATTTGCCACACGATTGAACTGGATGAGAAGTTCGTTGACGTGATTGTAAATCGTTATATCGAACAGGTTGGTTCAGCTGAGTCTGTTCGAGTGATCCGTGGCACTCAAACACTCACCTATGAGGATGTGTTTTCGAGCGACGATTGTATCAACTAAAACCATTAAGAACTGGCTAATCACTTGATATAAAAGGCTTTTAGAGTGATATATGTAATGAAAAAAAAGCAAAAGGAGGACATCAAGATGATGCCAAATCGTGAAACAATCGAACGCTTGAAAGAAACATACCCTGAAGGCACACGGGTGGAACTGGTAGCCATGAGCGACACGTACGCCCCACCAAAGGGCACACAATGAACAGTAACAGGGGTGGACGACATTGGTTCGCTTCTCGTGAAATGGGACAATGGTTCAAGCCTTAACGTGTTGTACGGGGAGGACATGGTGCGAATCGTCAAGCCCAAGAAAAGCTTCAAACTGGTTTTCCAAAACGGAACCGTTAAGGAATATGCGACTTATGAAGAGGCATGGGATCTTGTCACCGACATGGTGTTGAATGACGACTTGGTCTGGGTGGACTTTTACCCAACCGAACATAACTGGGATATGATTCGCATAAGGAAGGGGTTCTAACCATGGGAGTGAGCAAACGTAAAATCTACAACATTGCCAAGAAACACATCTACGGTTTGCCTGAACGGGGTGACTTGAAGGCACATAACAGTGACCGTGAAGATTTCCTCGACATTGCCGTTTGGAGCCTTGAGGATGTTAATCGCCGCCTACGAGCAAGGCAGAAAGGATGGGCAAAATGAATCCAAGAATTAAGAAACAAATCATCGCGATTCAAGAGTCAGGGCTTACCAATATGCTCGACACCAATTATGTGCAGCGGCTAGCTCATGAGCGTAACTTCTTTGAACTCGTGATTTTCATTGAATACCACAAGAAGGAGTACGTGCATTTCATCATGACAGGAGATGAATCTGATGTGGACTAATGGTGTGATTAAGATTGATAAGACCAGCGTGACCTTCAGCGTGAAGCATTTTGAAGAACCCAGCGAGTTCGGGATTGACGAAGGTCGCATTTCCAAGCTCGAACTGAGAGCAAAGGAAAAGATTGTCGCTAACTACGACCGTGGGTGGGATATTGAACCAACTGATGATGCGGTTGAGAAAGCTCTGCAATATGTACTTGCGACCTACAACTAAAATTTTCGAAGAACAGCTTGAGGGCTGTTTTTCTTATGGAAAGGAGTGGTGCGGTTGCCGTTGAAGAAATATAAGTCAACCAAGTTTAAGACAAAGACATCTAAGTACGATAAAGACTTAGCTGATTATGCTGTGAACTTTATCGAGTGCCTGAGTCATACCAAAGGAACGTGGGCAGGAAAACCGTTTGAACTCCTTGATTGTCAAGAACAAATCATCCGTGATTTATTTGGCACGGTTAAGCCAAATGGTTATCGGCAGTTCAACACCACCTACATCGAAATCCCCAAGAAAATGGGGAAATCAGAACTTGCGGCTGCGGTCGCTTTACTTTTAACCTGCGGTGACGGAGAAGAACGTGCCGAGGTTTATGGCTGTGCGGCTGATAGGCAACAAGCCTCTATCGTATTTGAGGTGGCTGCCGATATGGTGCGGATGTGTCCAGCGCTCAATAAGCGAGTGAAGATCCTTGCCTCGCAGAAACGAATCGTGTTCAAACCAACGAACAGCTTTTATCAAGTCTTGTCAGCGGAGGCTTATTCAAAGCACGGTTTTAATATTCATGGGGTCGTCTTTGATGAGCTACATACACAGCCAAACCGTAAGCTCTTTGATGTAATGACTAAGGGTTCAGGGGATGCTAGAACGCAACCTCTGTATTTCTTGATTACGACCGCGGGCACTGACACCAATTCCATCTGTTACGAAACGCATCAGAAGGCTCTTGATATTATAGACGGACGTAAGCACGATCCAACCTTTTATCCTGTGATTTATGGTGCGGATGAATCTGACGATTGGACAGACCCGAAAGTTTGGAAGAAAGCCAATCCCTCCCTTGGTATTACAGTTGGCATTGATAAGGTCAAGGCTGCTTGCGAGTCGGCCAAGCAAAATCCTGCCGAGGAAAACTCATTCAGGCAGTTACGACTTAACCAATGGGTAAAACAAGCCATTCGGTGGATGCCAATGGATAAATGGGATGCTTGTGGATTCAAGGTTGATGAGAAGTCGCTTGAGGGACGAGTTTGTTATGGTAAGCTTGACCTCTCAAGCACGACCGACATTACATCCTTTGTCTTGGTCTTTCCACCAGAAGATGAGGATGACAAGTTTGTCGTTTTGCCTTATTTCTGGATACCCGAGGATACACTTGACCTACGGGTGAAACGTGACCACGTCCCATATGACTTGTGGGAAAAGCAAGAGTGGCTAAAAACCACTGAGGGGAATGTCGTCCACTACGGGTTCATTGAAACCTTCATCGAAGAGCTAGGGCAAAAATACAATATCCGAGAAATCGCTTTTGACCGTTGGGGAGCTGTCCAAATGGTGCAGAACCTTGAAGGCATGGGCTTCACCGTTGTGCCATTCGGACAAGGGTTCAAGGATATGAGTCCACCGACTAAAGAGTTGATGAAATTGACCCTTGAGCAGAAAATCGCTCATGGTGCGCATTCCGTTCTTCGGTGGAACATGGATAACATTTTCATCCGAACTGACCCTGCGGGAAACATAAAAGCCGACAAAGAAAAATCAACGGAGAAGATTGATGGGGCGATTGCGACCATCATGGCACTCGACCGTGCGATTCGGTGTGGAAATAATAATGCGGCAAGTGTCTAAGATGATAGAGGCTTACTTATCTTGTAATTCACTATTTAGACAAAACTATGTGTATAATAAAATGAATTTAAATTCGTAAATTTCTGGAAAGTTGGTATTCATATGGAAAAGAGATCCATTAGTGTAGATGTGTCGAGCGGGATCTATGGAGCAGGTTTTCTGTTCGCAGCAGGAATGCATTATGCCACCTATCATTCACTTCTATCAGCAATCATCCATGGTTTGTTGAGTTGGGCATATGTAGGTTATTGGATTGCAGATTTTTTAACAAAATAAGACTTTATGTCTTGCTGGAAGGAGGTTACCGAGGTGAACAATGATGAATATACGGTAGGATATGTTTTGAAAAAAATAGAGGATTCTGAACCGGATACCGAACATTCAAAAGTCATTTTTAAGTCTGAAGAGGGACTCGAAGATGATAACTTGAAATCTGGAAGACGGGACTGGATTATCCTGTCAGAGATATACGGGGATAGGTATGAAACGAAATCTCAGCTTTTCCATTTAAGAAATTACCTTCAATTCAAACTACATGATGGATTGGAAGAAACAGATAATTTCAAAAAGAAATGCTACCGTTATATTCGGAATGCCGCCCTAATTCTCTATATCCGAGAGGTTGTTTTCGGTGAAAAAAAGGAGGACTTACAACCACTTGTAAAAGAAATCGAGGAATATTATATAAACGGCGGGAAGATCAACACAGCGTACAAGATAGCAAAGAAAAGCATCTCAAACTGAGGTGCTTTTTTGATACCCAAAAATCAGGAAAGGAAGTAACCGATGGGAATATTTAACAGACTATTTAAGTCGAGAGATAAACCAATGAACCAAACAATCAGCTCCCCCTACCGATTTATGTTTGGTGGGACAACGGCTGGTAAAGTCGTAACTGAACAAAGTTCAATGTAGATGACGGCTGTCTATTCTTGTATCCGCATCTTAGCCGAGGCGGTCGCAGGCTTGCCCCTACACTGTTACAAGTATCGTGATGGCGGTGGGAAAGAAAAGGCTGTCGACCATCCGCTTTACTTCTTGCTCCATGATGAGCCAAATAGCGAGATGACTTCATTCGTTTTTCGAGAAACGATCATGACCCATTTATTGCTTTGGGGAAATGCTTATGCTCAAATCATCAGAAACGGCAAAGGTGAAGTGGTGGGCTTGTATCCGCTAATGCCTGACAAAATGACGGTCAATCGCGACCAAAATAAAGAGATTTATTATCTTTATACGGTAGATTCTGGACCACAAGTTAGGCTTTCTAAGGCAGAAGTCCTTCATATTCCGGGGCTTGGATTTGATGGTTTGGTAGGATATTCGCCTATTGCCATGGCTAAGAATGCGATTGGTATGGCTATTGCCTGTGAGGAGTATGGAGCTAAGTTCTTTGCGAATGGTGCCAATCCCGGTGGTGTCCTTGAACATCCAGGAACATTGAAAGATCCAGTCCGCATCCGGGAAAGTTGGAATGCGACCTTTGGGGGTTCGTCCAACGCTAGTAAGGTAGCGGTGCTCGAAGAGGAAATGAAATACAGTCCAATCTCGATATCGCCTGAACAAGCACAGTTCCTTGAGACGAGGAAATTTCAAATCAACGAGATAGCTCGAATTTTCAGAGTGCCACCACACATGGTTGGCGACCTTGAAAAGTCGAGTTTCAGTAATATCGAGCAACAGTCCCTAGAATTTGTGAAATACACCCTCGACCCGTGGGTGGTGAGGTGGGAACAGGCAATGACGAAAGCACTCTTATCACTTGGTGAGAAGAAAGACTACTTCATCAAATTCAATGTGGATGGACTACTTCGTGGCGATTACCAGTCCCGCATGAACGGTTATGCGACAGGACGTCAAAACGGGTGGATGTCAGCTAACGATATTCGAGAACTTGAAAACCTCGACCGTATTCCTGAAGAGGAAGGTGGGGACTTGTATCTCGTGAACGGCAATATGCTCCCACTGAAATATGCTGGGGCATTTGCTACAAAAACTAACGAACAGGAGGAAGAAAGCCAAGATGAAGAAGTTTTGGAAGTGGGTGAATCAGACACCGAAAAATCTGACGACACCCGAAACGCAAGAGAACCAAGAGCCAAGCCAAATCTTCGACCGAACCCTTTACCTCAACGGACAAATCGCTGAGGTTAGTTGGTTTGATGATGACGTCACACCACAACTATTTAAAGATGAGTTGATGAGTGGCGAAGGAAATATCACCGTCTGGATTAATAGCCCAGGTGGCGATTGTGTGGCGGCAGCTCAGATTTATAAAATGCTAAAAGAATACTCAGGTGATGTGGTCGTAAATATAGATGGTTTGGCTGCATCGGCTGCGAGTGTTATTGCAATGGTAGGTGATAAGGTGGTGATGAGTCCTGTTGCCATGATGATGATTCACAATCCTGTCACGCAAACTTGGGGTGACCGAGTGGACATGCAAAAAGCGGTAGCAATGCTCGATGAAGTGAAGGAATCCATTATCAATGCCTATGAAATCAAAACGGGTATGAGTAGGACGAAACTTGCTCACTTGATGGACTCAGAAACGTGGATGGATGCACATTCTGCAAAAAGTCTAGGCTTTGCGGATGAAATCATTGGTGTGGTTGACGAGAACATTCCGCAAGCAGGAAACATGATGTTTTCCGAAACCAAAGTAATGAACTCATTAGCTACCGCAATTGCCAAGCGTTGTCGAATTCAACCGTCACAACCTAAAGAAGAAACAAAACCAACCAACACTATCAAAGCCGATTCCCTTGAAGAACGGCTATTTTTAATGAAAACATGGAGGGATTAACTTATGAACCAAATTCAAGAATTGATGGAAAAACGTAAACTTGCTTGGGAAGGTGCGAAAGCCTTTGTGGAGTCGAAGAAGGATAAAGGCGGTTTGATGTCAGACGAAGATGCCAAGACTTACTCTGAAATGGAAAAAAAGGTCGCTAACTTCACTAAAGAAATCGAGCGTATGCAGTCCATGGAAAATATGGAGCGTGAGATGGCTAAACCAATGTCTGAGCCTTTGACCTCGCAACCTATGCAAGCTGAAAATAATAACGACAAACCGAAGAAAACCGGTCGTGCTTCAAACGAATATAAGGAAGGTGTCCTTCAAGCATTTCGTTCAAACTTCCGCCAAGTCTCAAACGTCCTTCAAGAAGGCGTTGATGCGGCAGGTGGTTACCTCGTGCCAGAGGAATACGACAAACGCTTGATTGACGGATTAACTTCTGAAAACATCATGCGCTCACTTGGAACAACGATTACAACAAGTGGTGAACATAAAATCAATATAGCAGGTAACAAACCGGCAGCTTCATGGATTGAAGAAGGTGGCGAGTTAAGCTTTGGCGATGCGACCTTCGACCAAATCTTACTTGATGCTCACAAACTTCATGTGGCGATTAAGATTACTGATGAGTTGCTTTATGATAATGCCTTCAACCTCGAAAGCTACGTCATTGACCAATTTGCTAAAGCAATATCCAATGCCGAAGAAGATGCCTTCTTGAATGGTGACGGTGTAGGTAAACCACTCGGAATCTTTGCAGAAACTGGTGGGGGTCAAGTTGCGGTGACAACCAACACGCAAAGCTCTATTACGGGTGATGAATTAATCAACCTCGTTTACGCTTTGAAACGCCCATACCGTAAGAATGCGAAGTTCATCATGAACGACCAGACGATTGCTTTACTCCGCAAACTCAAAGACAACAACGGGGCCTACTTGTGGCAACCAGCCGTTCAAGCAGGTGAACCTGATCGCCTTTATGGTTATCCGGTTTATACTTCAGAGTATGTACCAACGGTGGCTGCCGGCAAACCGGTCATTGCCTTTGGTGATTTCAGTTACTACAATATTGGCGACCGTGGTGTGCGTTCATTCGACCAACTCCGTGAACTCTTCGCAGGCAACGGCATGGTCGGTTTCCTTGCCAAAGAACGTGTGGACGGGAAACTCGTCTTGCCTGAAGCCGTTCAAATCTTGAAGATGAAAGCATCCGCTGTGGTATCTTAATAATCGTGGCACTGCTGCACCTCTCCGTGTTAAAATATGCTAAGCAATGAAAACGGAGAGGTTGAATTCAATGTCAGTACAAGGTCAAAAAAAGTGGGATGGGGTTCCTGAAAACATCAAGGAGTTGCTGGTAAACAATGTTTACTGCAGAAATTGTGGTGTTACTACAATTGTCGACTACGAACCAAGTCTAAGTGATGGTCTAGTGGTTCTTGAGGGAAAATGTAAAACTTGTGGTGCTCCAGTAGCACGAGTAATTGATTAG